AATAATTTCAATTGCATCACCTTCTTCTACAGAATTAGCCGCAGTTGGCTCAGATGAATCTACATCACCTGCTGCTGAACCAGATTGAGTTATTGTTATATCTCCTCCAGTAACCGCAGTTCCACCAATTTCAAAAGTAATATCAGCATCTGCTGTAGTAATTGCATTTTTAATTGATGTTAAAATTTTAATGATTTTTCCACCATCCGGTACTGCTACGAAAGTAGAACCAGCAGTAGAAATATCAGTAACTTTAGCTGTTAAAAAGTAGTCGTTTAATGTTCTCATTGTTATTTCCTTTAGTTTGCTTCGTTCCGCCTTTTGACTTCAAAGACCAAACGAAAGGTTAATTGTAAGTGGGGGATTGCTCCCCCACTAAGATACTTCTATTACGAAGTAGTTAAGTCAGCAATGATGCCTGAACCAGCTTCATTTCTTGACTCTAGTGTGTATTCACAAACCATGAATTGCTTTTGTGCATCACCTGTTTTCGCTAAGTCTTCTAAAGAGAAATCTCTTAAGAAAGCTACCGCAAAAAGGTCAGGCGTTATAACAAACGCATCTCTAGCTCTTGAGAATCTGTTAGGTGTTACTTGCATAGCACCGAAATCAGACTCATATACATCAACCGCAGCTACTAATCTTTTGTTTTCTGCTGGGTCAAATCTAGTTGAACCACCAGTAAAGCCAGATAGTTTTTGCTTGTTGAATGAACCAACCATGATCATTGAAGGGTCGCCACCATTATCCCATACGGATTTGATAACGTCTTTCAATTGTGCTTCAGTGAAAGCTCTTTGAGTTCCATCTGTTCTAGCATTTGTACCAGAAGTTGCTGGTGCAGCACCAGATGCTCCTGCTGATTGGTTTGTTTTTAACCAAGAGCCTAATCCAGCTAATTCTCTAGCTGTATCATCATCTCCTGATTCTGGTGCATTGTTTGCAGTTAATGAAGTTTCCATATCTCTCTTAAGTTCTTTTGATCTTTTTGAGATTTGGTAAGCTAGTTCTGAATTTCTACCAGCTTTATTAATTGCATCTAATGTTCCAGTTACCAATACTGATTTTGTTGAAATCTGGCATTGGTTACCTTTTCTTGTTGTTGATGCAGGTGCTGAGAAACCTACTTCATCACCCTCAATCTGAGCATTTGAGCCACTAGCTGCTGCTAATGAGTCTAATTGCCATTCATGATTAACAGCAGTCGCTTTTGTTTTAGCGATTGCAGACATGAAAGGTGTGTCAGTTGGGGAAATGTTATAGATAACATCCGATAGGTCTTCTCTTTCACCCACAGCGTCATATGTACTAAAAGTACCTGTTACTTGTGCCATAGTGTTTTTCTCCTATAGTTTATTTTTTTGTTATCATGTCATAAAAAATGCTTTGTGCATCATGGATGCTACCAGATTTTTTAAGACGCCCTAACTTTTCTCTCCTTCTTGCAGTGTTTTCATCAGATTTAGTTTTTTTAACGCCACTTGATAAAACTTTTCCAGGTTTTTGCATTTTAGAAGCCAAATTTGGTTTCACTTTTTGCAATCCTCTGTACTTCATTGCATCATTGACCAACATAACAATACGATGATCATAAATTTGTCCAATCTCTTGATCTTTAAAACCATAAGATTGTAAATATGACCTCATATCCGATTTCAACTTACTTGCTTTTTCTGAATCACTAAATTCTGGTAATTTATTTACCAAAATCTTTTGTTGTTCAGAAACAAGGTTCTGAAATTGTTTATTCTGCTCTGCTCTTACCTTTTGAACGGACTCAAGTAATTTTTCTTGCTTCCTTTTCATTTTGTGTTCAAGCTTTGCAGCTTCTGTTGGGTCTATTTCATACAACTTTTCTAAATCTACATCTGCAAATTCAGAATTAAGTTGCTGTTGCGTCAAAGCCACTAACTGATTCAACTCATTAAGACGTTGAGAATAGTCTTGCCTTTGTTTTTCCGTTTCAGACTGAAAATTTTTTCTTTCATTTGAAAGTTGTTCTGTCTTTCTACGGTAGTCCGCATCTCTTGAGTAACCTGCTCTTAGCTCATCAAGGGTAACATCAAATTCTTGACCTGCAACTTTGACCTTGTAGGTGGAATCCTGTTCCTGTATCTGATTCTCAGAGTTTTCATCTTGAGATACTTCTTCGGAAACTTCTTCTTCAACTTGCGTTTCTGTTTCAGCTTCCATTTTTTCCTGTTCCTGAGGTTGACTATCTTGTGATAATTCCTCTTTTTGCGGTTCAGGAGAAACCTGTTCTTGTTTTTTCGGTTCTTGGCTTCCTACCAATAAACCTTCTATTGATTTTGCAGCATTTTGCAAATCAGTTTCAGCTCCCTCTACAGGGTTAGCTTGATTGTCTGACATATTTACCTCTTTGTTATGATTAAAGCTCTCCATTTGGAGTTAGCCTATCCTAACTGATGTTAGAATTTTTTTGATTCTTGCTGTTTTCTAAAATCTTCTAGCTGTTTTGTAGCTAGTTTTCCTGTATCAAGAATTTCTTTTATGTGTTGCTCTACTTTGCCAACGACATTGTAGGCTAACCAAAGCTTTTCTCTAGTGTCTGATTCCTTTGCACCAGTATTAAATAAGCTTTGCGTATATAATTTTTTTAATTCTTCTAAAGACTCCTTAAATATTGGGTTCTCCAATATCTGTTTCGCCTTGTCCGACCTGCGGACTTCCTGGTTCAACTTGTCTTGTTCTTCTCTGTTCATCTAATCCTTGAATTTGTTGCTGTAAATTCGCTGCTGCTTGTTGTGATTGAGTAAATGCTTTATTTTGATTTGCTAAAATTGCTTTATTTAAATCTGCTTCAGCTCTTATTGCAGCAGAATCTATTTGAGCATTATATTTTAGCTCTAACTCTTTTATCTTCGTTTCAAAGTCTAACAATGATCTAGCGTTTTGAGCTTGAAGTTCTTTAATTTTTAATTCTAACTCAGCTTGTTTACGTTTATTCTCAGAGTCAATTCTAGTAAATTCAATTTTTTCTATTGGAGTTACCGGTGGAGGTGGTGGAGGAGTTGCCATCTTCTTACCAACCTCAGGATTAACAAAATAATTTTCTACATTTTTAAGTCCTGCGTTTTCAATCATTTTAGTTAATGTATTATAAATATTTTTCAAACCTACCATTGGAAACTCTCTGTTACCTTGTAGTTGAAATGCTTGTAACTGTCTTTCCAATATCTGATTTAAAATAACTAATTGTTGTTCTTTAGAACCTGAACCTAAACCTACTGTTATTGTTACGTTATATCTATCTCTCCACTCAGTCGGTTTTACAGGAATGTATTGGTTATTTAATTTAACAATTCTTTCTTTGTCTTGATATTTAACTGATAATTCAAATATTCTTTTAAATAAATCTTTTACACCTGTTTCTGCAAAAATTCTTGCGATTAACTCCATTCGCATTTGTGTTTGCGACATCAAAGTATTTACACCAGTTGCAGTTTTATTTAATGCGTCTGCATCTAAACCTTGCGAATATCTTGTAACGCCAGTTCTTGATTCTCTTACTGTATCTAAATACTCAAGTAATGGAAATGCTTGTTGTGAAATCGTTTGCGATTGCATTGGCATCATCACTTGATTTGGTGGTTGTTTTGTTCTTACCACTCCGCCAGGTCTTGAAGTTAAAAGGTCATCTAAGTTGACCATGCCATCCATGATCGCAACTCTATTATTATTTGTTAGATACATATTGTCTAACAACTGACGCATCACAGTAGATTTTACTAGCTGCACATCTTCTACTAACTCTGACACACTTCTGCCATAAAATCTATGTGGCATTGGAATAGGTGTTAATGCACAAAACGGAATATGATCTACTGGCTCATTATCCAACATTTCATATGCTGCATCTCCAGCAACCGTAATCTTTCTTAATTCTGCTACACCGTCATCATCATAATCTACTTTGACATAACATTCGTATAGTTCAATATTTTCTGTAGAACTGTCAGGAGTCTGGTCAAAAGGATATTCGTCAACATCTTTATGTCTAGTTAATCTTTCATTGTTATACAAGACCATTTGTGTTGCTGGTAATGAATCTACAATCTCTCTATCGTAACCCATTTCAATCAACTCTGATCTTGTCTTAACCGTTCTGTGAGCTACGAAGTTTGCATCATCAATACTCTTTGCTGTTCTTTCAATTAAAAATTCTTCAGGCGGAACATTCTCAATTTTAATCTTACCTTTGTTTGATATTCTTTTGATAACACAATTATGTAATTTAGGAATTGATTGATCTTTAATTTCTTGTCCTGAAGCTGCTGCTAATTCTTTAATTTGATCTAATTGTGCTTTCGCTTGAGTATCTTCAAATTCTTCATGTTCAACAACCTCTACATTGTCGTCATTAATTAAAACTTGATACTCTTGATCATTTAAATTTTTATACGTTTCTTGACTGACTTTATCTTCTTCTGACCAATAAATTTTAACGATACCATTTTTTTCTAATAATGCGTCTTTGAACCAAGTATATAATATTTCAAATCCAGGATTATCTTTATTAAAAACATAATTTAAATAATTCGTTGCTTGTTCAGCTAACGCAACATCTTCCGCTTTATAGGGTTCACATTTTGCCGTTTGGTCAGACGCTGTAAAAATTCGCATTAGGTTTGGCAAAATCGTTTCAATCGTATCTGCCACATCGGTTGATACGACTTGTGATCTACCTTCTATTTCTGTACCTAATTTTTCACCTAAATAATATTCAATAGATCGCTTTCTTTGCGTTGATAATTCTCCGCCTAAAAATCCTAAAGCATTATTAATTTCGTTATTTATAATGTGTCTTAATTCTGTATTTGATATTGCCATATTAAATTATATAATTCGTATTTACGTCTATTGTTGATGTCCAATCTGTCATTTCTATTCCGCCTCCTACTATGCCAGTCCTAAAACTATCTGCACAGTGCGAAGCAAAATTGTGTAATGGTTTATTTCTAAAACATTGATTTTTTTCATCCCATCTTTTTTGATAGGCTTTCAACGCTTCAATTCCCACCGCACATTTGTTTTTGTCAAAATGACAATTTGGCAATGCTTTTCTTACCGCCTCAATACCGTCTTCAATAGACAATTTTGGTGCGACTGTAAAGTTTATACCTAATTCTAAAGCAGATTCTAGTCTTGATTTACCAAATGCACCTAGTTCTCTAACTTTAATATCATGAGGTGCGATATGATTCTCATATTCATACGGTCTATTTTGCAAGACCTTTGCATAGTGATCTAAACCTTCACCTGCTGCTTCGTAGTAGTCAATTAATCGTATTTGATCTCTATATCGTTGAACAAACCAAATCACCGTTTGATCGTTCATTCCTAAATCCCACCAGGTTTCAACCTCAATATTTTCATCGTATAAATCGGTGGTTATTCTTCCCTCTTGCTCCGCCTGTTCTAGTAGTGCACCGTAATACGAACCAGTAATTGCGGCTTGGAAAGAACATTCAAATTCTTGTTCAAATAAATCCTCAGACATCATGGCTCTTGCGGATTCTAATTCTTCTTTGTCTAATATGCCTGTTTCACTTGCCTTATGTATTGCACCATACCAACCCTCAGTTTCTTTGGCTTGGCAATAAAGGTCATAGAAATAATTTCTTCCCTTTGGTGTGCCTATAAAAATACACCAGCCTTTTCGGTCAGCTAATGCAGGTCTTATAATCTCTGGAAACACATTTGGACTAATGCTTTGCGTTTCATCAAACACACAACCATCCAAGAATATTCCTCTTAAACTCTGATCGTTTTCACCTCCAAGAATGGTAATCCTTGAGCCATTTGGAAAATCACATCTTAATTCTGACTCATTAAACTTTACGCCAGGTATTTTACCAGCATAGGTTTTGATGTAATCCCAAGCTGTTGCTTTACCTTGCTTGAATGTAGGCGAAATAAAGGCATACCGACTTGGTTGATTGGGGTTCGTCAAGGCAGCTCTAATCATATGATTAATACACATGACCGTCTTACCAGCTCTACGGTGCAAGACTAAAACATTAAATCGGTGCTTAGAGATATTTTCATGCAAAATTTTTTGCAATTCTCTTGGTTTATACGGAATCTCAATTACTGGCATTTTAAAACAAAACCCCCCACTTGCTAGTGGATTGTCATATCGTCTGTTCTATCTATTCCTAGTTCCCAAGTAATAAACTGTGAAAATAAATCAGCTTCTTGCTTGTCTTTGAAGCCAACGAATTTAATTACAACTTGATTGGTTTTATTAATATAAACGACTGTTTTATAGTTCTTGTCGTCAAAATCCATTGTCGCCTCCTAGTTTATTTGTGTGTAGGTTACTATTTAAATTTAAATGTCTGTAAAAAAATTTTGGGGTGGGTGTTCGCTAAAAACCCCCCTTTTGTTCTCTTTTGTTCTTATTAATAAAACTTCCGATAACTAATGATTATCGGAAATTGTTTTCTATAACAGCCATGTACTAATTTTTTGTGAATAAATCAGATAAAACTATTATAAAATCTAGTTAATCAGACCATTTGACCTGAATTAATTGGTCACCAACTTTGGCATTTAGTTCGTTATTTTTGCCATAAACTTTGCTGTTTAGTCGTTCTGCTTTCCACTTGGCTAATGAGACACTTTCCTTAATTAAATGCGATTTGCCTAAATCTACTTTATTTTCATATTTTGCGGCTTCTAGGCTGTCATTTAATAAGTCTTCAGCATTTGCCAGAACAAACTCAATTCCATCTTCTTTTGCTTTTATATATTGCTCTTTAAATTCAGGGTATTTGTTGACCCAATTTCTGAGAGTTTCCCAACATGGCATAGCTTTGAGTCTTGTAATATCTCTTATTGACTTTCCTTGTGCCAAAAGCTCAACAATTCTCTTAACTGTCTTCTTATTATATTTGGAAGGTCTGCCGACCTGGTTGTTCTGCTTTTGTTCTACTAATTCTTTTTTCATATTTTTTATTATTTATTATTAATTAAGTGTTTACAAATTATATACAATTTAATATATTCAATTTAACGATTCATTTTAACAACAACGAAAGGAAATAAAATGAACACACAACGAAACGAAACTAGATACGATAAACCTGTAGGCATTAAAGACGGTAAAATTTATTTTTTAGATTACACTTTTGAAGATGGTGATTTCAAAGGTGCAACTGGTACTGTCTTTGAGCCTATTACTCAAAATGAAATTGATGAAAACAATGACAAAGATTTCGTTAAAGATATTTATAAAGACTCTTGGGTTGAAAGCGTAAAAGCTGGACACACAGAAGAATCATTGGAAGATTTCGCTGAAGATATAATTAACCATTGCGAAGGAGAATATCCTCATCAAGATTGTTCATGTTCCAATTTATGGGATGAAGCTCACAAATATTTTGACGACTCAATTGTAACTTTCAATTGTGTTGGTGGTGGTCGTTGCTTTGATGAAGAATTATTAAATTCTTTTGACAAAGTTATTGACCCAGAACTTGTTAAAATTATCAAACAATTTGAAGACGTTAAGGAGGCTGCATAAATGAAACTATCAGAAATAATAGATGGCATTTTATTTATGCTAATTATGTTCGGTCTGCTTTATTCCTTAAAGTATGCCCACATCATCAACCGATTAATAATTGAAATGAAAGGGGGTTTTTAATGTCTGATCTGCAATTAATTGCTATTAGTGGAGATATGTCTAAAGGTGGATTATCTGACACTAATACAATCATAAATATTGATTATGAAAATAAAAAATTAGTTGATACTTTTTTAAAACATCAGAATCATTTTCATAATAAAGCTTATGACAAATCTTTCCCAAACAAATCAAGTTCTAAAGCTTATGAAAAATATGTTAAGTCTTTTTTA